GTTGAAAAATCAATTAGCGCAATGTCCATGGCAACAGGTATTGCCGATGACCAGCTGCGCCCAGCATTTGAGGCACTGACCCGAGGCACAAACGACATAGCCCTCTCGTTACAAAACATGACGTTGGTGACCGACATCGCCACGGCCACCAATCGCCCGCTGGTCGAAGTTGCTGACGCGCTTGCAAAAGCTTATGAAGGCAACTACAAGAGTTTGCGAAGCCTTAGCCCTGAGATGGCGGCACTCATTAAAGAAGGGGCGTCGCTCGATCAAATTATGGCGGTGCTTAACGGAACGTTTGGCGGCGCAACACAAACATTTGCTCAAACAGCACAAGGCGGATTTGCCCGGCTGACCGTAGCCATGAACGAAACCAAAGAAGCCGTCGGCGCGGCATTGTTGCCTATTGTTGAGCGCGCCCTGCCTGTGCTTCAAAAGTTTGCGGCGTGGGCGGCCAACAACCCTAAAGCTTTTTTGGCAATCGCCGGCGCAATTGGAGCAGTAGCTACAGCAATCGTGGCAGTGAACGTGGCCATGATGCTTAACCCGTTTAGTGCTATCGCAGCTGGTATTGCGTTGCTCGTTTCTGGGCTTGTAATCGCGTACAACAAGTTTGATTGGTTTCGTAACGGGGTTAATAACCTCATCAATTTTATGTTGGCTGGCGTTGAAATGTGGGCTAACGGTTGGATTAGCGCGATTAACCTTGTTATTCGTGGGCTAAACGCAGTTAACCCATTTGGCGACATTCCAAGCATTCCCGAAGTCAGCCTGCCTCGAATTGGCGGTGGCGGCCAAGGCACATCAATGGCAGCAATCAGGGCTGAACGGGAAGGCAATTTGCCTGCGGGCGGCGGTTTGGCAATACCAACTGGTGCAATGCCCAATTTGGCGGTTTCTGCGGGTGGGGGCGGTGGTGGTGGGAATGGCGGCGGTTCGCGCGTCTCCGCGGCTCCTAGTGGCGTTTCAGGCGGTTTTACGGCTGACTATGGAGCAGGGCTTTATAACCTTGATTTGGCGCAATCGGGTCAAATGTCAACCGAAATTACGGTGAACATTAACGGCGGCCTAGGCACATCCGCCGAAATCGGCGAAGCCGTTGTCAACGCGATCAGGCAATACAATCAAGTGCAAGGCCCGGCAAACATCGCGGTGGCCTAATGGCCGCAGTAACCATTCCAAACGCAGGCACCTATGACCTGCTGGTTGACGTTGGGTTTCTCGTTGACGGTTTCACCCTTAATGACCCTGTTAAAGGTTTGTTGAATAGTGCCCAGTATGTGCTTGACGGCAGTACCAGTTTTGCATCAGTCGCGTCAGGAACCACCAACGTATATGTAAAGCGTGGCCGCGAAGATGAAGGCGACGCCATCACCAACGGCACCATGACGTTTACCTTAAATGACACGCTCGCCGATGGCGTATTTAACCCGTTCGACGACGACCCAAGCAATCCGTATTACGATCAAGCCGCAGGCACCCCCGGTTTGGCACCGGGTCGAGCCGTCAAACTGGTTCGCTATAACGCCAGCAACGTGGCCCAAACGATCTTTTCGGGTTTTATTGTGAATTATGACTACCAGTTCACCCTTGGCGGCCTTGACACCGTGACCGTGTTTTGCGTGGACAACATGTACCGTTTGGCGCAAACGTTTATTACTGGGCACAACCCCACCAAAGAACTGACGGGCGCACGCATAAACGCCATCCTTGATCGCACAGGCGTGAATTACCCGACTGGCGCAGCACGCAACATTGCAACAGGCACCGTTGAACTTGGCGGCTCAAGCGCCTACGCAATTGCTGAAGGCACTAACGTAAAAGCGTATTTTGATTTCATTACCTATTCGGCTGAGCGCGGCAGAATTTTTATCGACCGTGACGGCGTGCTTGTCAGTCAAGATCGCATTGGTGCTGTTAAAGGCGCACCCGACCTGTATTTCAAAGATGACGGCACAGGAGCCAAATACAACGACCTAGAAATATCGTTTCAAGCCGAAGACATTGTTAACCGGGTAGCGATTACCCCCGCAGGTGGCAGCCAACAACTAGCCAATGACACGACCAGCCAAACCGAGTTCTTTATCAAAGCCCTTTACATTGACGGCAGCCTGCTGCATGACAACAGCGCGGCTCTGACCCTTGCCAACTATCTGTTGGAACCAACAGCCGAACCGCGGTTCACATCGGTGGCCACGTTTTACGGCACCTTGACTACTAGCCAACGCGACTCGGCTGCAATCCTTGACATTGGCGACTATGTGGCCATTCAAAAATCAATCCTTGTCGGTGGCAGCCCCACCCAATTAGCGCAAGACCTAATGGTGGAAGGGGTTGAGCACCGCATTGATTTTGCCCGCGGCCACACATCCCGCTATTTCACCGCCGTGGCTGATGTCATTTATGACCTGATTTTGAACGATTCCGTGTATGGCACACTTGATTCATTCAATGTTCTAGGCTAGAGCCATGGCATTAACCACTTTTGTCGCTGGCAACGTTCTCCAGGCAGAACAATTAAACGACAGTTTCGCAGCAATGGTGCAAAAAGCCGAAGTTGCTGGCGCAACAGTCAACACCAATCAAACAACCACCAGTGCCACTTACACTGACCTAACGACAGTTGGGCCACAAGTAACAGTCACAACCGGCACTTCAGTGCTCATCATGATTACCGCCGATCTCGGCGATCCGTCAAATACGGCTGGTTTTATTCGCGCCGCGTTTGCTGTGTCAGGTGCAACCACGCGGGCAGCATCAGACAACGAAGCGTTGATTTTTGCTGGTTCTCTTGTCGGTGGCAGTGATCCCATCAACACAGGCAGTCGTGCAGTAGTAATAAATGGGCTTACGGCTGGCAGCAACATTTTTACAATGAAATACAAAACGAGCGCGGGAACAGCATCATTCCAAAACCGGAACATTGTTGTTATTCCACTCTGATGACATGGCTGACGGCGTTATTGGCTGTCATCACCATGCTTAGCGCTTGTGGCTATGACGGCTCATACCGTTATCCATGTCAAGACCCCGCAAACTGGGGAAATATTGAATGCGAACCACCGATTTGCGTACCTAACGGCACCTGCACAAGAGACTTAATTTATGCGCGAACGCCTAACCCCTGAACAATTACACGCACGACTCATCGTGTTTGTGGGCGCAATTATGGCAATCGTTTTTGCTATCACCGTTTTTGGTTTTGTTTACGCCCTCATGTTTGTTACTCAGCCGATTGACCAGCAAGCGCCTAATGACGCTGCATTCATAGACTTGCTTTCTACTTTGCTTGTATTCATGACGGGCACATTGGGCGGTCTTGTGATGTCAAACGGGCTAAAATCAAAACAACGATTGAAAAGGGACATAGATGAATAAACGCGACAAAGCCATCTTAAATTCATACGCCCGGTCATTTTTGGCAGGCGCGATTACGCTTTACCTTGCTGGCGAAAACGATCCCAAGACACTTTTCGCGGCAGGCATCGCAGCAGTGCTCCCCCCGTTGCTGCGATGGCTGAACCCGAACGACAAGGCATTTGGGCGTGGCAGCCAAGAAACAGACAGCGGCCACTAAACGCCCATACACGGGCTTTAACGGTGTCGCTGGCGGCACCACAGCCGGCTTACAAGTGCTTATTCGCACGCTGGAGCGCGAAACTCAAAAAGGGTTGTGGAATAACGGCGCGTGGGGTGTGCGCGACATGAAAGGCAAACCCGGCCAACCCTCAGTGCACGCCACAGGCAGGGCGGTGGACATGTCATGGCGAGATATGCCGGACGACCGCGGCAAACCAAACTGGTATGCACAAGCATGCAACGTGATTGACCGCCTAGTGGCTAACGCCGATGCCATCGGATTGGAAATGGTTATCGATTATTTTCCGCATCCGTGGGGCAGGGCATGGCGGTGCGATCGAGGCCGCTGGCGCAAATACGACAGCCGTACCGTGTCGGGCGCACCGGGCGGCGACTGGTTCCACATTGAGATTTCGCCGGCTATGGGAGCCAACCCAGAAGCCATGAAACAGGCACTTTTGTTGGTTTTTCCACCAAATCCACCACAACCCTGAAGTAGTGCTCTAGGGTCGGTATTACCCGACGAAAGGAGCAATGCCATGGCAGAGTGCCAAACCTACATTTACGAAGTCATGCGAACCGTCCTAGAAAACGGCCAGCAAGTCCTAGTGCAGATCTTTCGGGACACCGAGGAACTGCGCGTCCTGCACGCCCAGATCGCGTTCAAAAACGCGGTGGGCGACTCTTGGGGCGTCCCGTACCAACTTGAGGTGGCGCAATGAAAAGCCCATTTTTGATTATTGGCTACATAGCAGCCCTATTTGGCCTTTCGACGCTCCCTGAGGCTCCTGACGCGTCTGGTGCCAATCTAGAAGCACCCCCCGCCACCGTGTACCAGTACCC